ATATTTTGTAGTTCTGATACTGGTATTGGCATTAGGGTTCAAATACCTCTCTGAATGTAACCTGTACTCTTGCACGATTTAGATATGGTATTGATTTGTTCCATGATTCGCAGACAAATTGAGAAGAACTAGATTCTCCTGGTGGTGTAAAGGTAAAGCTGGCACTATCGATTGCTCTGGCATCTAAAAAGTTTTCTATAGTATCAAGACTAGAAATTCCTGTACCATTAAAATCATCTGATTCTGACACCTCAAAAGTTAAATTAAATATTTTAGGGTTTTGATTTAGGCCAAAGAGTAATCTATGTTCATAACCATCACCAAGTCTTACTGTTTTAGTGTTTGGTTTTGATCTTTTTTGAACTCCGTAGGTAGGGGTAATCGAGGGAAAGGTAGCCATTATGCAAGTAAACCTCCAGGACGTTTTTGTTTAATTAATTCAGATTGTATAGCAGTTGCTATAGCAGAGCCAAAAGCATTTGCCTGTTCTTCATCACTTTCAACAGAAGAACCAGAAGCATCTACGTTTACTACAACATTTGTGGAACCACCAAGAGCATGGTTGGGTGTAATCATACCTGATACTCCAGGTGTAAAGAGTTCTGGCCCACGTTCTCCAACAATAAAACTGCCACCTCGTTTTACTGGCCCACCTTCTGCTTTAAAGAATTTACCAATACCAGGAAGTCCTCCTAAGAAAGAATTAACACCAACTTGTAACAAGGTTCTTGAAATCTGTGTGAATACACTACGAGCAACATCACCAAGAGTTTTAGTACCATTTATTGCACCTTGTATGGCATCAACTATTCCATTTTCTATGGAACGTCCTATGCTATCGTAAACTGCTTTTAGTTTTAACTCTTCTTGTGTGAGTTGACCACTAAGCGTGATTCTTAGTTTATCAATATCTGCTATTGCTTTTTTAACAAGTAAAATTTCCTCTTCAGTGCTCTTTGCGTTTCTTAAATCTTCTCCTAATTTATTTTGAATACTAATTTTTTGAAGTTCAAACTGTAATCTCCTAGCTGTATCTACATCTCCTATTTTTTGAGCATCAAATATTTTTGATTGAATTTTTGTTTGTGCGGTAATTAAAGCTATTCTTCTTTTTAACTTTTCATTTATTGACAACTCTTTTTCATCAATTAGTAATAGTTGGTTATCTATTTTGAAAAGATCTACTTTTAACTTATCTCTAAAATTTCTTTCTATATCTGCTCTAACCCCTGAATCTTCTTGTCCTGCTAAAGCATTAGCTAAAGCCCTTCTATTATCAATACCAACTATTCTCTTCTGTAATAGAAGATTCTGTCTTTGTGCTTCAAATGTCTGTGCTGCTTTTCCTATTGTCTTTTGCTGTTCAAGAGTAAACTTTGTAAAAGCTGCATCTCCTTCTAAGTTAAGTTCTCTTCTTAGTTCTTGAGCTTTACCTACAGCCTCCTGTAAACGCTTATTGAATTTTTTAAAGAAATCATCAACAACAGGTAAGTCTGGTATCAAACTTCTTAGAGTGGATACTCCTCTGTTAAACGTCTTGAATAACTCAGCAACTAAGAAAGATATAGTTCCTATTCCTGTTAGTAACGGTCCAGCGACAATACCTAAGGTTGTACCAGCACTGTTAACAAGTTCGCTAAATCCTGCGTTTAGAAGTTGTACTTGCCTATTTACGTCTCTGGTTACGTCAGCAGATGCACCTGTTCTTTTCTCTACTTCTCCAGCTAGTAATGCTCTTGCCTCATCCTGTCTGCCTAGTTCTTTAAGTAAGTTAACCTGTGCTCTTAATTCTCCGCTAATGATGATGCTTTGTTCTTCTAGTTTATCAAAACTTATCTGATCTATTGCATCGCCTAGAGCATTTGCTCTTCTTACAAGTTGTTCAAGCTGAGTACCTCCTGCACTACCAGCTATCTGAGCACCAAATTCTTCTCCTGGTTTTGCCAAAAAGCTACCTAATAAACTACCTCCTACAGCACCAACACCTCCACCAAATAGTAAGGGAAAACCTGCACCGAGTAATCTACCTTGTCTCTGTTTTGATCTATCCCGTTCTGCCTGTCTTGCTTCCTGTTTTTGCTGTCTTATTCTTTTTGAGCGAACCTTATTTAAGTCCATCTCCATTCGTAATCTGTCCTCTAAGTTTTTATTTATCTTTCTATCAGTATCTAATTCTTCTTTTTTATCCTTTGCTTTCTTCTTGGGCTTATTCAAACCAGCAGCAGTATCGGCTGCTTTCTGTATATCTGCATTTATCTTTAATTGTTTACCTATAGCCTTGCTTATATCTAAAAAGTCTTTAGAGTTAAACTCAGCTAGTTCCAACATTCTGTTGAGAAGGCCCATAGCTTCTCTACCAGCAAGAATAGTCTTTGGAAATGCCTGTATCTCTTTAAGTCTAGCTTTTACATTTCCTCCCGTAGCACCTGGGTTTAAGGATTTTTGATCCCCACTTGCCATTGCGAAGGCAACAGCTTCCATTCGTATCTTTTTAAAATTACCTGCAATTAGAGCAGTAGCACGTTTCTGTCTATCGGCTGCACTGTTGGCAGCATCAAAAGCTGCTCTAACCTGACTTAACTGATCCCGTACTTTACCTATAGATCTCCCGAATCCATCAGTTCTAAATGGGTTAAACAGTTTAGCTACTATTGCCTCACCTTTCTGAGCCTCTGTTACTACTGCTTTTATTTCTTTCTTGGCCTTATCTGCACGTAGCTTTATCTGAGCTTTACTTAATCTATTTACAAGAGTCTCTAATTTCCCAATCTTCTTAAGGGTATTATTTAGCTCCTTCTCTACTGTCTTTATTCTTAGCGTTAGGTCTTTTTGTGCCATTTAGCCTTAGTTAGACAAACTTATATTCTATTCTACCCTGATCTGGGAATAACGCTTCTTCTTTGAACCTTATTCTCCTCTTTTTTGAAATTATCGTTACGTATTTCATAAAAGGCAGCCCAACCAATCATTTCCTCAATAGTCAGTTTGCTGCACAGTTCCACAACAGTTAGTTTAAGTTCGTTAGCCAATGAGTATATAAAAAACCATTCAGCACTAGCTTTTCAAGTCGGCTTTTGCCTCTTCAACCTCCTGTCCTGTACCTGCCTGTAACATTTCTAACTGTATTTCCTGCAACACACTTGCTGCAACTTCCCTTCTTAAAGAAGCCTTATCACCATCTGCAAATAACCGTTTACCTTCATTATCCAATGCTTTTTCAATCATTAGTTGTAAAGCAAAATCATCTGCATATTCAAGACCTCCACTTTTCTTCTGGATCATCTCACGTTCAGCGATAGTAAGAGGATGCCAGTGAACAGTCAGTACAATATTATCTTCAGAGTCCTTTATGTCATATTTGTATAGCTGACTTACTCCAAACTTATTCTTCAAGAGATCAATGGCTCTGGTCATAATTCTGTTAGATTGCTACTCTAATATACTACGAATTGGCAGAAAAAGCACAGGATAGAACACCTAGGAAGTGTGATCTGTTTTCCACCTCTACGGGTATTGGACCAGTTATCTCTTCAACTCTGGGTTTACAACTGAAAGTATCAACGTAGTCTGAAGCGTTTATGGAAGTCAAACCCGTTATGACGGATTCACTTATAGCAGATAGCACAGCAGTACCTCTATTTTTGGGTACATAAATATTACATTGTATAGCACCAGAATAATATGTAGCTGATGCTCCCTGTGCCTGAACAGTTGCCTGACTGAAAGTTATTGATAAAGCTACATAAGTTATATTTTTCCCAGGTAAAGTTTGTGGAATATTGTCGTAAATAAGCTTTACTGAGGCATCAGCACTGTTTACTGAGTCTGTGATAGCTTTTTCAAAAGCTGCTCTGGCATTTACTAAGGTCATATTCTCTTATACCTTGAACCCTGTGCTGGTGCTTCTCTTCCTGTTGATTCTCCTGAAGGTAAGACCTGAGTAGCAGCTATTCGTAAATCAGGCTTACGATTGAACACTAACTCAGCTATATCTTTTAATTGTTCAAAATAGGGAAGTATATTGCTGTTATCAGAACCTAAAGCGTATCTTGCGTACTCAGCTTTATTACCTACAAAAATAGTTTGTCCGAATTTAAACTTAGGCACGGACCTGTATCTGGGTCTTATTATAGGATTCCTTTTCAACTTTCTGTCCAAGTCTGATTTTACCTGTGTCCAAGGTGGTTCTATTGAATCTGTCGGTTGTGGTCTTGTTGTATCAGCCGTCCAACTTGAGGCAAGAAAACCTGTATATTGAGGACTTTGGCCTGGCAAGTCTGACAAAGCTCTTCTGACAAAAGCGTTAAGAGCAGCGTTTAGTTCTGCTTTTGTTTCTTTTCTTATACTGTCAGTTATGGGAGTGTTACTCATCAGAACCTAACTAATAATGTGAATAGATAAGTTTGACCACCTTTTTTGGTGTCAATGGTGATTATCTGTGCAGTCCTGTTGGCACCTGCATAATTTAATATTATCTCATCAGACTTTGTTGGCTGATTATCTCCTATCAAATCAGGTGTTATGTAAATCTTTGCCTGTCTTATTTCCAGTGATAAGTCATCTTCAGATCTTATAAACTCAATCGGTACCTTTAAGTCTGAGAATGTAGTGTCAGTGGTGGTGGTAGCTCCAGTGCTGGTGTTATACGTTCCAGGGACTTTTCTTGTGTACGTTATTGTGTTGTCAAAAGAGTTGCCTAAGTCTGAAACAACCTGTTTTGCAATCTGTCTAAATGCTGAGTCTAACTGTCCTGCCATTATCCTCTAACCACTCTCATCTGATAACTGCCTGATCCAGCCATTGCGTATGCTCCAAGGTAACTTTGTAGCCACGGGTAAACATCCAGAATATTGTTGACTGTTCCTGTTCCTTGACTTGTTGTATTGTACTTTACCTGTATATCTCCCAGCTTTACTTCACTGAAGTTTCCGTCTTTACCTGTAGTTCCAGTAATTGCTCCTGTATCATTTGCTAATGCCCTTGCTAATTCAAATTGTGCATATTTTATATTTTGAGGTATTAAGTCGCATTTCAGTTCTACACCATCTACTGAATAATTATTTCTTGGAAACTTCAAGGCTTGCCCATCATCGCATCTATCTCCTAAATAAACCAAAGTATCTATCCATCTTGTAGCTGATATTAGTGATCTCTTCTTTTGATCGTCTGTCTTGTTAGTCCAAGTAGAAGAATCGGGAGAAGTATCAAAGTAGTCATTAGATTCAGAAAGAGTAACGTAACTATTAGCATTAGCTCCTTTTATAGTTGCGTCTATAGTTGCTGCCACGATTAATAATTAATTTTAGTTT